CCATCATGTACCCTTCAAGCGCAGTCTTGCGCTCGTCGTGTGACTTCGAGTTCTTGTACAGCAGGAGAGAGCGCACGGTTTTCTTCTCACGCATGAGAGGTATCATTATGATCCCCCACTGACTACGCATCTGTGCGGTGTGCAGTTGCCGCTTGCGCTTGAGTGCTTTCTGGTCTTCGACTTCACGGATACGCTCATTGACGATGAGCGTATGAACGCCCTTCTTCTTGAGGCGTTCGCCGTGGTTGTGAAGCTGCTTAGGGGTGAGTTTCATCAGGTGTTCGTACTTGTAACCCATATCATTATGACCTTTCTAAAAGAAAAAAATGGATAGTGTCCGTCATTGTAACATGGTGGACAGAAATTACGCCAGTTTTTTTTTCAATGTACACGGGGGTTGCCAAGGGTTTTGTGTTCTTTTGTCCAACTATCTATCTTTTTCCCAGTCAACACACGCCAAAGGAACAGAAGCCAAAACAAACCACGGACATTCGAGTGCTCGTGCATACAGATACATTTCTTTATCTCTTTATATATAAATATATATGTATAGTAGGACAATTTTTAACTGAACGCCCGTGGTTGCTGGTCAAAACGCTGACTTTAATTCTGTACATGGGGATGAATCATGGAAGCTAAGATTAGAACACTTAAAATCGACATCGGGGAACTGACTTCCCCGTTCAAAGCAAGCGCAGTTGTTTGCACCCACGGACTGCATCGTTCCAGTGGTCTAAGTCGGTGCGGTTGCGTGCCTTGGTAAGCAGGGCTTGCTTAGGTTTGCCTTGTGGCATTGCGGCCACGAGTTCATCGCGCAGGATGCGCAGTTCTTTCAGTGCTTTGATCTTGGCGGTGCTGTGATAGGTACGTGACATGGTGTTCTCCTCAGAATTGGTTATCAAGAATGGTTACTACGGCTTCATCGTCTCTGGCTTTGAGGGCTTCGACAATGTCATCATTTTCAAGCGCAAGGCTTGGGTCTATCGTGCGGGACTCGCACAGGGCGTTGAACTGGTTTGCAGTCATGGGAATAATCTCCGGGTTGCGACCGATCAAATTATTTGAACGATCAGGGGTTGATTCGTGAATGGATTGAAAGGTTGTTGGACAGGGAAAGAAACAGCGGCAAGGCATCGCGCCTACGCCGCACGGGGAAAAACAACGGGGAACTGACTTCCCCGATCACTTAGCAGCGAATGCCTGAGCGACTGCAGTTGAAGCCAGTTTGCGAGCGCCCTCGTACTCAGCGCACAGCTTGGCCAGCTTCGCAGCAGCAGCCAGAATCTCCGCAGGGACTTCGATCTCCTCCGTGCCTGTCGCATCACTGCTCACACCTACGATGGCCTTGGTGAGGTTTGTTACGGCTTTGCGGCAGTTCTCATACTGAGGATGCTCCTTGTCGAGTACCTTCGTGCCTACGGCCTTACCTTTGCCCTCTACGAACGGCACGGCGTACTTCGTGTAGCTCGCAACATCGGGGCGAATGGCATCACGTATCTGGTCGGCGGTCTTGCCTTTGAATGCGGCCTGAAGCAGTGCGATTTTCTCTGCATACGTGAACGCATTGTCGAGTGCTGCATGGATGTTGGTTGTGTTAGTTGCTTTAGTCATTGTGTTACTCCTGATTGGTTGATAGCTTGCAGAGGGAATCCCTACTTGCTGAAGCCATTATCCACACACCCCATTTCAAACGAGGTCGAGGGTAGTATTTTGCCCCCTATACAGGCATACTTTAGACCCCACCGTACCCCCACCAACCCATATATGGTGACAATGACGGCCTAGCACTGAACACTATTCCCCAACCATTCTCAACACTTTTGTAATACTTAATACCGCACCATACCCCCCTTTGTGATAATCACAGATACCCCTATAAATTTTATAAAAATTTGGAAGAACCTCATGTCAAACGCTAGACACTGACTAGAATATTTGGGTTGGTGGAAACGGTTTAGCTCCGTGGGATTTTGTTTGTTGTTGAATTGCGTTCCAACCCTGCTTTATGGGAGCCACCAACAACCCATAAAAAAATCCCCCGGCATTGCTGACGGGGGATTAAACAGTTGGAGCACAACTGAGGAGAAGCATCTGAACAACAGGGCCAAGGCCCACGGTTGCGCAACTGCTGACAATTAGTATACACTCCGCGCATCGCAGGTACAAGGGACTTATGCGCCGATGTTAGACCACCTTATTGATTTTGAGCCGGAAGTGAGCAATCACTCTGGTAAACCTACGCCGCTTGAGAAAGAACATCCGGCGGATGTGATCGACGCTAAAGTAAACACGGTCGAGTGGCTCAAGGGTCTGGGTGCGGCTGACACGCAGACTGTGGTCACCCAAGCGGAAGTCCAAGCGGCACGCGCATCGTTCACAAACCTCATCTCTTCTGCGCCAGCAGAAATTACCCACGAACATCTTACCCAAATAAAAACACCTGCTGCGGTGCAGCATTTGGTCGGCATGCTGACCGCCTATGACTGGGAGTTTGTACATCAGGCCAGAGAACTCCGTGGCTACACCGTGGCCAAACTGTTGGAAGAATGCGAACACCCCAACGCCAACATCCGCCTGAAGGCGCTTGGCCTTTTAGGTAAGGTCACCGAAGTCGGGCTGTTCACCGACAAGATTGAAGTCAAGAAGACCGACCTGACCGACGAAGAGATTGACCGCAAGCTCAAAGAGAAGCTGGCCAAGTTCATGGGCGTGACAGACGCTGAACCCATTGAAGACATAGAAGTTAGCACTAACTCACCGGCCACAACCGATGAATCTTGAAAGTCTAACGTTAAACATTGGGGAAATACAGGCTATCCAGCGTGCCCTCCCCACCATGAGTCTCAAAGAGAAGATTGAACTCATGGATATGCTTGAGGAGCGCGAGAAGCGATACGCGTTGGTAGCTGGACGCACAGACATAATTAAATTTGCCTTGCACGTCTACCCCGGATTCAAGGTCGGGCCGCACCACAGGAAGCTAGCCCGCATCTTCAATGCGGTAATTAAAGGAGAAAAAAAGCGCGTCATCATCAATATTGCACCGCGTATGGGTAAGTCGGAGTTCTCCAGTTACCTGTTCCCCGCGTTCTTCCTTGGCAACTTCCCTAATAAGAAGATCATCATGGGAACGCACACCGCATCGCTGTCTGAGGACTTTGGCCGCAGAGTTAGAAACTTACTGGACGATGAGCAATACCATGAACTCTTTCCCCAAACACTTATTGCAGACGATCAAAAGGCTGCTGGCAAGTGGTCTACTGCTGCTGGCGGTCAGTATTACGCTGCCGGTGTTGGTGGTGCTCTGGCTGGTCGGGGAGCTGATCTTTTCGTTATCGACGACCCGCATTCTGAGCAAGATGTTAAAGCCAATAGCCGACTCGCCTTTGACACCGCGTGGTCGTGGTTCCAGACAGGCCCACTCCAACGACTGATGCCCAACGGGGCAATCATTGTCATCATGACACGCTGGGGGCCGTTGGACTTAACAGGTCGCCTAATACAGTACCAAGTTAATAACCCAGACTCACCCCAGTGGGAGATCGTGGAGCTACCGGCCATCCTGAACGAAGGCGCGGAAAACGAGAAGTCGCTTTGGCCGGAGCAGTGGCCGCTGGAGTCCCTCCTGAGCGCCAAGTCCTCAATGGAGCCACGGTACTGGAACGCGCAGTACATGCAGCAGCCAACCAGCGACACGGCGGCGATCATCTCCAGAAAGCACTGGCGCATCTGGCCAAGCGACACACCCCCTGACTGTGAGTACATCATCCAGAGCTGGGACACGGCGCACGAGACCAAGAGCACATCTGACTACAGTGCGTGTACAACGTGGGGCGTGTTCTACAACGAGGAAGAGAACAGCAAGGCGCAGGTGATCCTGCTGGACGCGTTCAAGGACAGGATGGCGTTTCCTGAACTTAAGGTCTCTGCCTTCAAGCACTGGACGGAGTGGGAACCGGATGCGTTTATTGTTGAGAAGAAAGCCGCTGGTGGCCCCCTGATCCAAGAGCTTCGGGCGATGGGCATCCCGGTACAGGAATTTACACCCAGCCGTGGAAACGATAAGATGGTGCGTGTCAACGCCGTGGCCGACATGTTTGCTTCCGGGCTGGTGTGGGCACCAGACACACGCTGGGCACGCGAAGTCATTGAAGAGGTTGCGGCCTTCCCTGTGGGGGAGAACGATGACTACGTGGACACGACCACCCAAGCACTACTGCGCGTCAGACAAGGCGGCTTCATCAGAATCGACACCGATGAGCCGGACGAACCCCGATTTTTCAAGCGCCACGCGGCGTACTACTGAGGATTTCATAATGGCTACCAACATAGACAAAGCTCTGTTTCAGCAACCCCAAGGCATAGAGTCGCTTGCCCAAGAAGAAGACCCGATTGAAATTGAGATCGTTGACCCCGAAGCGGTAAACATCCGCGCAGGGGATTTGGAGATAAGTATTGGTAAAGGCGAAGACAACGAGTTTGACGAGAACTTGGCCGAAACGCTGGAAGAAGGCGACATCATGTCAATGGCTTCTGAGTTGGCCGGAGACATTGAGCAAGACAAGAGTTCCCGCAAGGACTGGGAGAAAGCCTACACAGAAGGCATCAAGCTGTTGGGACTCCAGTACGAAGAGCGCACGGAACCGTGGAACGGCGCGTCAGGCGTGTTCCATCCCATGATTACAGAGGCCGTGGTGCGGTTCCAGTCAGAGACCATCACCGAGACATTCCCCGCCCAAGGGCCGGTACGTACAAAGATTCTGGGCAAAGAAACCCCCGAGAAGAAAGAAGCGTCCATCCGCGTTGAAGAAGACATGAACTACGAGTTGACAGAAGTCATGCGCGAGTTCCGTCCCGAGCATGAGCGCATGCTGTGGAGCTTGCCTGCTACCGGTTCGGCGTTCAAGAAGGTGTACTACGACCCCAACATTGGCCGTCAGATTTCAATATTTGTACCGGCTGAAGACATCCTGCTGCCCTACGGCACATCCGATCTGGACACCTGCTACCGCCTGACGCACGTCATGCGCAAGACAAAGAACGAGATTGTCAAACTGCAACAGGCAGGCTTTTACCGTGACATTGACTTGCCTGACCCCAGCAAGGAGCAAGACAACATCAAGAAGGCCAAGGACAAAGAAACTGGCTTCTCTGATATAAATGACGACCGCTACACCCTGTATGAGTCACATGTTGACTTGATATTGCAGGGGGATGCAGACTTGGATGACGATGGCGAGCCGACAGGCATTACCCGTCCATACGTAGTTACCCTAATCAAAGGCTCGAACGATGTTCTGGCCATCCGTAGAAACTGGGAACAGAAAGATCCACTTGAACTCAAACGACAACACTTCGTTCACTACCAATACATTCCGGGTTTTGGAGCTTACGGCTTCGGCCTTTTCCATCTCATTGGAGGCTATGCCAAATCAGCCACCAGCCTCATGCGCCAACTTGTTGATGCTGGCACGTTGTCTAACCTACCCGGAGGTCTTAAAACTCGCGGAATGCGCATCAAGGGCGACGACACCCCAATCGCACCCGGAGAATGGCGTGACGTAGACATTGCCTCTGGTGCGCTACGCGACAGCATCCTGCCCCTGCCGTACAAGGAGCCAAGCCAAGTTCTGATGGGTCTGCTTGGCCAGATCGTGGAAGAAGGCCGCAGGTTTGCAGCCACTGCCGACATGAAGGTGTCGGACATGTCTGCCCAAGCTCCTGTGGGAACCACACTGGCTCTTTTGGAGCGCCAGCTAAAAGTAATGAGCGCCGTGCAAGCGCGACTACACTACACATTCAAACAAGAGCTGCGTCTGTTGGCCGCGATCATCCGCGACTACACCGACCCAGACTATGACTACGATCCGATTGATGCCCCGCGCAAGGCCAAGGCTTCTGACTACGACCACGTAGACATCATTCCCGTGAGCGACCCGAACGCGGCCACCATGAGTCAACGAGTGGTTCAGTACCAAGCAGTCATCCAGATGGCGCAGATGGCACCGGATATTTACGACTTGCCCCAGCTTCACAGGCAAATGCTGGCGGTGTTGGGTATCAAGGATGCTGACAAGCTGGTGCCCCTGCCGGACGACCAGAAGCCAAAAGACCCGGTGTCTGAGAACATGGCCGCGCTGCGTCTGGAGCCGTTGAAGGCGTTCTTCTACCAAGACCATGAGTCCCACATCAAGGTGCACATGATGGCGATGCAAGACCCCATCGTCATGGAACTGATTGGCCAGAACCCCAAGGCACCGATGATCCAAGGCGCAATGATGGCGCACGTTGCTGAACACGTTGGCTTTGCCTACCGCCAGAAGATTGAGCAACAGATGGGCATGCCCCTGCCACCGGAAGATGAGAAGCTGCCGCCTGAGATGGAGATCCAGTTGTCCGGCATGATGGCGCAGGCTGCACAGCAAGTGCTCCAGCAGAGTCAGGCGATGGCTGCACAGAAGCAGGCGCAACAGCAACAACAAGACCCGATG